GTTTATGCAGAGGCTCTGATCGAGAAGCTGCTCTATGCAAGAGAAAACATGAAGGGTACAGGCACACCTGACTTCTACATGACACCGCATATGCTGAATGTAATGCTCCTTGCTAGAGACAGAAATGGTCGCAGGATCTTCGGATCGAAGGCCGAGCTTGCTTCGGCTCTGAATGTTGGACAGATCATCACCGCTGAGCAGTTCGCTAATAAGATCAGAACAGACAGCAGCAGCAACCAGCACAAACTGCTTGGTATTTGCGTAAACCTTGCCGATTACAATGTTGGCGCGACAAAGGGTGGAGAGATCACTCACTTCACAGATTTCGATATTGATTTCAACCAGCAGAAGTCCCTGCTCGAGACAAGATGCTCTGGAGCTCTGACAAGAGTTTACTCTGCTGTAGTTATCGAAGAGCCTTATACTGCTTAATAGGAGGTAAAGCATGTCGATTAGAAGCGAACTTAAGAATCTTCTCGTAGCACTGGAAGTCTCTGCTACCAGCAAAACTATTCCAGGGCTTCTTGGAGAAGTATCAACTGCGCTTGGCGGACAGGCTACAGGTAAGACTATTGCTGGGCAGATCCATAATATTGCGGTTGCGAAGGGATTCCCGGAAGATGGAGATTTTACAGTAACTTATAATGTTAATGGTGGAACGGGTTCGATCGATGCCGTAGATGTAAAAGCTGGAGATTCAATCGTTCTTAATGATTGCTCTGATGTTACGGCTCCTGAGAATAAGGAGTTTGCCGGATGGGCTAAGTCATCTTCAGCTCAGAATCCAACTGTTGTATCTCCTTACACGCCATATGCAGATGTAACTCTTTATGCGGTATGGAAATATATTGTATATACAGTGTCTTATGATCCAAATGGTGGAACTGGAAGTATTGATCCGGTCGAGGTTAATTCTGGAAGTTCTGTATCACTTAGTGATGGAACAGGATTTACGGCACCAGAAGGAAAGAAATTTGACAGTTGGGAAGATGAAGATGGTAATGCCATAAGCTCCCCATATAGTCCTACCGACGACATAACTCTTTATGCAGTATGGGTAGATGACACGCCAGCTCAGACATCTCAGAATTAATAGAAATTAATAAAAAGGAGTAGATTTTTAAATGGCTAAGTATTTTGGAACGATCGGCTTTGTTGAGACTAAAGAAACTACTCCTGGTGTATGGGAGCCAGAGGTCACTACTCGTCGTTATTATGGCGATTTAGAGCGTAGAGGCAGAAATCGCGATAATCCGAGCTCTATCAATGATGACTTGAGAGTCAACGCGACGATTAGTATTGTAGCCGACCCATACGCTTTGAATCATTTTCATTCTATGGAGTTTATAGAGTATTCCGGTGCTGCATGGAAGATCACCTCAGTAGACGTGCAGTACCCGAGACTCATCTTAACGCTTGGGGGTGTATACAATGGCGAGCAGGCTTAAGCTGCAGGAAGAATTAGAAGAGATTCTCGGAAGTAGAAATGTGTATTTTCAACCTCCGGAGAGCGTTAAGATGAAGTACGACGCAATAGTATACAATTTGAGCGATATAAGAACGGATTATGCTAATGATAAAGTTTATAAGAAAGACCGATCGTATGAAGTGACTGTAATTTCCAGAAATCCGGATAATGAGATTGCTGAGAATTTGCTTGACCACTTCAAATACATCAGTTTTGATAGACGATTTATCAACGATAATCTGTATCATGACGCTTTGACTTTATTTTATTAGGAGGAAATAATTAATGGCTAGACTTGAATGGGATACCATCGGTGAACGATTTTTCGAAACCGGTGTAGATCAGTGCGTTCTCTATCCTATTTCCAGCAATTCATATCCAATAGGTTATGCTTGGAATGGTATTACCGGAATCACAGAGAGTCCTTCCGGTGCTGACGCAAACCCGATTTATGCCGATAATATCAAATATCTGAATCTCAGAGCAGCTGAGGAATTCGGTGCTACAGTAACAGCTTACACATATCCTGACGAGTTTGCAGAGTGTGATGGTTCGGCTGCACCGGTATCCGGCGTTGTTCTTGGACAGCAGTCAAGAAAGACTTTCGGTCTTTGCTACAGAACCCGTTTCGGTAATGATACAGAAGGTTCTGATCATGGCTATAAACTGCACCTTGTTTACGGCCTTACAGCTTCTCCATCGGAAAGGGGCTATGCAACTATTAATGATAGCCCAGAGGCTATTGAGTTCTCTTGGGAACTGAACAGCACGCCGGTGAAGGTTACCGGATACAAACCGACATCGGTAATTACTATCAATTCGGATGAAGTTTCCAGTGCTGAGCTGGCTGATCTCGAGGATATTCTCTATGGACCAGCTGGTGCCGATCCAAGACTCCCTCTTCCAGATGAGGTAATTAGTCTTATGGGTGGGAGTGTTTACGAAGTAGTTCTTGATAAGGCTAACGCCACAGTAGCAGTGGGCTCGAGCATTACGCTCAAGGCAACGGTTAGTCCTGCTGGAACAGCTGTAGCATGGAGCTCAAGCGCTACATCGACAGCTACAGTTTCTAACGGCGTTGTAACTGGTGCGGCAACTGGAACCGCTACCATCACCGCAACGATTACTGATAGCGATAGTAACACTTATACCGATACTTGCCGTGTAAGAGTTATTGCGGCCAACTAATAATTAATGATTTTGTGAACGTACCCCGGAAACTTTCGAAGCCCGGGGTCATTTTTTGAAAGGGGCATACAAAATGATACAGAAAGTTATAAAGTATACCGATTTTGATGGTAATCAGGTTGAGGAAACTTATTATTTTCATCTCACGAAAGGAGAGCTTATCGATTGGGCGGCTGAAGGAGAAGATGGTTTTGCTGGACAGATAGCGGCCATCGCAAAAGAAGATGATCCGATCAAGATTCTTCCTATGATGAAAGAAGTGATTCTTCGTTCATATGGTGTGAAAACTCCTGACGGAAAAGGATTCGTTAAGGACCCTGATTTGGTAAAGAGTTTCAAATACACACAGGCTTTTGATGAGCTGTACGTTGAATTATCGACTGACGCTGAAAAAGCTGCTGAATTTGTTAATGGTATACTTCCTGTATTTGATGCTGAGACGCAGGCAAAACTTGATGAAGCGAGAGCTCAGTATGAGAAAGGACTTATTTCAGAAGGTAAATAGCCATGCTTGAGATAATAGTTCCCGGTCGTGAATTTTTTGATGAGGATAAGAACGAATTTGTCACAACCAAATCGACAAAACTTACTCTTGAACATTCTCTTATATCTCTTTCGAAATGGGAATCTAAATGGGAAAAACCTTTTTTATCATCCGATAAAACTGTTCCGGAAACTATTGATTATATTCGATGCATGACTTTAACACAGAATGTGGATCCTTTAGTATATAACTCTTTGAACAATGAGAATGTTCAGGATGTTGTTAAGTATATTGAAGCGCCAATGACTGCTACAAAAGTTAAATCTCAGAAGCATGCGCGAAATAGTGAAACCGTGACTGCAGAATTGATTTACTATTGGATGATAGCTCTGAATATTCCTTTTGAATGTCAGAAATGGCATCTCAATAAATTGCTCACGTTGATAGAAGTTTGTTCTATAAAGAATCAGCCTCAAAAGAAGATGAGTAGGAGTGAAATCCTTAGGAGCAATCGTGAATTGAACGCTGCTCGTAGGGCAAAGTATAAAACGAAAGGCTAAATCGCATGTTTTCATTTAACGTTAAACAAAGCGGAGCCAAGACGGAAGAATTTCTTACGCGAATGCAGAAATTGCAGATCGAGAGAATACTTAATAAGTATGGTCAAGAAGGGGTTTCTGCATTAGCCGCTGCTACGCCACATGATTCTGGTGCTACTGCCGCCGCATGGGGATATGAAATAATACAGGATGGCGACGGTTATAGCATTCATTGGACAAATGATAATATCAATAAGAATGTTAATATAGCAGTAATTTTACAGTATGGTCATGGCACTGGTACCAGCGGTTATGTTGCGGGAAGAGATTATATTAATCCGGTCATGGCTCCTATATTTGATAAAATCGCAAACGATGCGTGGAACGAGGTAAATAATGCCTAATACGGTTGATCGTCGCGTCGTTGAGATGCGATTTGATAATAAAGAGTTTCAGACGAATGTTCAGGACACGATGACGATCCTGGATAAATTAAAAGAAAAACTCAGCTTTAAAGGCGCTGGGCATGATTTTAAGAATTCCGGGCTTTCTGATTCTATCGAAGATGCAAAATCAAGATTCTCGGCATTAGAGATAATCGGAACAACGGCTCTTGTCAACTTGACTAACTCCGCTGTTAACTTTGGAAAGCAGATGGCGAAGTCTTTTACGATCGATCAAGTCAAGGCTGGTTTTTCTGAATACGAGCTTAAAATGGGGTCTATTCAGACCATCATGGCGAGTACCGGAGCGGAT